AATTTGACCTACTGTTAAATCTCTATTTGAGAAAGTTACATCACCAGAAGCAGTTGGAGAACATCCGCTACCGTCTTGTGGAAACGCAGTTACTGCCAAAAGGTGTAAAGCGTCAGTCTTTTTTACTCCAGATTGTAGCGTGAAGTAGTCGCTTGACGTTTTCTCAAAGTATAGTCTTGAGATAAGGTCTGTCGATTGTTCGTTAACGTAATTAGTTAAACTTGATACATCAAAACTCATTTTTCTATTTTATTTATTTATTTGCTCTTATGATTGCACCCATTTGAGCAGCTCTTTCAGCTCTTGTAAGTGCTTTAAATTCTTGTGGCTTAGAAGCAGTTGATGGCTCAGATTTAGCAATCTCTTCTAATTCCTCTCCGACTTTGTTGAGTGTCGCAGAAAACTCATTTTTTAACTCTTCTTTAGAATTCTTAACCTCAGCTAATTCAGCTTTTAAAGTTTCATTCTCAGATTTTACAAGCTCTAAGGAAGCAGTAAAAGCCTCAGCATATTTAGCTACAGCTTTCTCGATTAATTCGTTTACCATTTCAGTAGTAAATTCATTGTCGTACATTTCCTCTTCGTCTTTCTTTTGCTCACCAGCAGCTTCGATGTTTACTACTAAACCTCCAGCAGTTTCGATTAAAGTCCCATCTGATAATTCGTGGATTCCATCTGGAGCAGCAACTTCACCTTCTGGCATAACTACTACTAAAGCAGTTCCATCAGCTAATTCGCCTTCCCATCTTACAATAGTTCCGTCAACTAAAGTAGCTTCTGCGAAGTTTCCCTCCGTAGTTTCCTCTACCTCAGCATCTGCAAACACAGATTTTAAAGTGCTTATCACACTCTCTAAGTTTAATTTATTCATTTGTTTAAATTTATACGGTTCTAAATCAAAAACACCCTCAACGCTAAAGCCTTTTAATATACCTTCCTCTTTAACCTTTGCCCAAGCTTCGTCATTCTCTACTTTTGCTGCGATAAACCAAGTACCGTCAGCTACGTTCTCAAAACCTGAGGGAGCTGAAATGCCTAACTCTGCATCAGTTATAAAGGATTGATATATATAAACGCCGTCTAATATTTTAAATGCGTTATGCTCCTCATTAAATACGTTGTGCTTATTCTCTTTGAATAGCTTTTGTACGAGTGCTTTTATTGTTTCTTTTTTGAAGATAGCATAGTATTCACCTCTCTCATCTCTTCTATAAATAGGTAGGTCTGGAATCATAGCAGCTCCCATCACTATACGCTTATCCTCGTTTATTACCTCAAATTTATGTGGGGCAAATGCTTGGTAGTTTAGCCCTATTGCTGGTCTATCTACTAAAGCTATCGCTTGAAGTCCTTCAACTTCGTCAGTAAGTTTAAATTCGATAAAAGGTAAGTCCATCTACTTATATATACCTATAATGCCAAAAAGAGGAAATTGCAGTATATAGTCTTTTATATATATAGTCCATTATTTGTCCAAAAAAAAACCCTTACATTTTTGTAAGGGCTTTGTTTGTTTTAGGTTTTAGGTTATTTGCTTTGAATTAATCTAACAATATCTCTTGCGTGGCTCCAAGTATTGTAAGAGTAGTAACTATCGCAAGAGTTAGCTCGTAAGTTAATTTCTGGAATACGTAACTCATAGCCAGTATAGGTCTTTGTACCTCCAGAAGTAGTGTAGGTCAAGCTATTTGGTCTAAACTTGGTTTCATACCAATCTTGCAAAGTATGTTCGATATTAAGCTCATTCAATAGTTTAGATACTGATTTAAGGGATGGCATTCTGCCTTTATCCTCTGACTTCTTTAGTAAAGAATTATAAGTTTTATTGTTTGTTAGTTTTGTATTTGTCATATCTCTTATTGTTTATTGTATTACAAATATATACACAATTATTTAATTACAAAATATTTTTTTTTTATTTTTTTTATTGCACCACAGTAGCTCTGCTATACACACCATCCACATTACGAGATACGTTGCGTATATCTGTTTCGGTAACTATAACTTTAGTAGGTGGTATATCAACATCTACAACTGGGCTTGTAAATCCTCTTGGCTGAGTTCCAACATTCCCACCTCCTAAAGCTGGTGGAGGTGGAGTATTTGGCTTAGTGGCTGATGGGCTTTTAAATTGAGTTTTAGATATTGTAGCTATCTGAGCTGCACCAGTAGCAGCAACTATCCCAGCCTTAACAAAGTTAGCACCAGTTAAAGCATCTTGAGGTACCGATAATTGTGCCATTATACCTTGAGCAGTAGAAATAACTGCTTGACCTATACTGATAGCCTTGTTAATTTTAAATGCTCTCTTTTGGCTTTCCTCATCATCTTTAGCGAATGCAGTAGTAAGAGCAGATAATGACCCTAAAACCTCTCCAGCTAATTGTAAACGAGCTTGTAGGTTTTGAGCTTTACTTGCTGCCTCTTCATTATCAATCTTTATAGACTCAGCTTTAAATTGGTTCTCTAATTCTATACGCTGCTCCTCTGTTAAGGTTTTGTCCCCTAATAATAATGCTTCTCTTCTTTTAAGCTCTTCTCTTCTTAGCTCAAATTGTTCCTCGTCTTGCTCTTGCTCGTATTGTAATTCAGCTATTTTTTTCTCTTGCTTCTCAAGTGCTGCATCTGCATCCTCTTTCTCAAACTTTTCTTTTATTTCTTGCTCTCGCAAATATTGAGCATTAACCAGCTCTGTATAATCTTTACCATATTTTTTAGCTTGTTCTATTAGCTCATTATACTTCTCCTTCTCAGCTCTTAGCTCTTCATTCCTCTTATCTTCTATGCTAACTATTTCGGCTTGTCTAATAGCTTCTAAAGCATCTGCTTTTTCTTTAGCTGCTGCCTTGTCTTCGTTATCTCTTTTGTTTTGCTCTGCTTGTTGCTGACCAGCAACGGTATTTAACTCTCTCTGTAGTTGTCTAGCTACATTTGCTCTCTTTGCAATCTGTGCGTTTACTGCTGCTCTAGCTCTTGCCTCCTTGTCTAAGTTCTCCTTATCTGTTCTACTAAATGTATTCTCCAGTATCTGAGCGTCACGTCTTAATTCTAAAGCCTTAGTCTCTTTGTCTAGTAATATATCCTCTAATTTCTGAGCTTCAAGCAAAGCCTTTTTTCTTTCTGCTGCTGAAAACTCGTCCTCTTTCCTGGCCTTTAATCTAAGCTCTGCTATTTGACTCTGTAGCTTACTTCTTTGTACTACTAAATTACGATCTATCTTATCAGCCTTTGCCCTCATGTCAGCAACTTGACCAGCTAGTTTTGCTTCCTTTTGTTGCTCTTTTATAAACTCCTTAGTTGCCTCAGTAGCTCCAGTTACTGCATTTTTTACAGAGTCTATTGGATTTTTAATAAACTTAATTATTGAATTACCAAAGCTTTTGACTGCTGCGAGTGGATTTGTGAAGGTTTCTATTATGGCCTCACCTAAATCAGCCAATATATCTACTACGTTGCCAGTGACCGCTCCGATCATGCCCATTAATTTGGCAAATTTGTTCTGGCCCTCTTCGCTCGTTGTAAAGGCTTTCTGTAACGATACGAGTAAAAGCACCAAAGCACCAATTCCAGTGGCTAAAATCGCACCTCTGAGCGTCTTAAAGGACTTAATGACTCCACCAATAACCCCACGCAAAGAAGCAAACCTACTTCCAAGCCCACCAGTAACCCCAGACATATCGTTTAATGTGCCTCCAAGACTAGCCGATGTGTCCTTTGTAGCTTTTAGGTTTTTATTTAAATCTTTTGTAGTGCCATTCAGCGTCTTAGTCGTCTTGCTAGACTTAGCCATTTGAGCCTCAGTCTTTTTAACTGCCTTCTCTAGATCCTGGAATTCTTTTTTGCCCTTACCAGCTTTATCCAGCTCTTGCTTGGCTTGTTTTAGAAGCTCATTTAGCTCCTCCAAAGACTTATTGGCATCTCCCAGGCCAACGGTTAATTCTAATGCTATCCTCTTATCTGCCATTATAGTTTAATTATTCTGTATACTAAGTTAATTATTAATTGTGTACCCTCCTCAAATGCCATTGCCGAATTTGTTGTTATTTTAAGCCCACTACCGAAATGTATAGGCGTTGTATTATGAGAAAAGACATCAATAAGGTCTGTGTTGTTATCTGTACCAAAGAATGCACTTGGAATCTCTGCTAATAAATGCTCAGATTCATCGTCCGTAACTACATCTACTTTATGCGTTCCACCGCTTGGAGCGTTACCAACAAGCCTAACATATCCTCTAGTCACCTCGTAAAATTCATCATTTGGCAAAGTAGGCAATACTTGTAATTCTGTCTCCAGGTTGATCAATACGTCATATGGCAATACTATGCTTAAAAGTTTCTCTACAAATAATCCATTAATATAAGCCTCATCTGGTCTATTAGTCTCAGTATATGGGCTATTAATTAAAGTAACATTATCAGCAAATGCCTTGCTATAGTCACTGCCTACTATCAGAGCGTTAACAGACTCTATACTCTGTTCTATATTATCACTGGCCACTAGCGAACGAGTACCGCCCTTGACGCTATCTCCAAATTGTAAGCTATCTTGTTGTTTACCGCTATTGCTATTTGGGCTTCTAAACATATCGCCAGTTGGAACTGGTGTGTCGTCAGCGTAATCCTCAATACCTCCACTCACTACTTTAACCTCTGGAACAAATGCGTCCTTTGGCTCTACTCTCAAAAATGTGCATTTTGTAGTATCTTGTGAATTAGCATCAAAATCAGTCACCTTGAGAAGCCTCCAATATGATCCATCTATGTAATAGTTTTTTCTAAAATTTAGCTCATTGTAATCATATGGTCTCAAGGCCAGGAAGCATTCCAGGATCTTGCTATTCTTGTCTGTTATCTCTTCTATAAATTTCTTCCAATAAGTATTGTAAACATTATTATTAGAATAGGACATAGTAAATTTGTTTCCATAACTAAAATCATAGTATAATTGTTTCGGCACAAACCAGTTTAAATCAAATGTAGGATTATAAGGATTATCTAGATGACCAGCATAAGGGTATTGGGTGTTTGTAACTCCACCAAAACCAGGAACATTTAAAAACCACTTTTTTTGAGTATTA